AGACGTGAAGGCGTGTGGTTTATGAATAACGGAACACCTACTTGGTTAACTCCGGCTCATTATATGGGATTACAGCATAATAAAATGCTAGATACGGGAACGTCTAAGGATTTCCGTATTGCTCAAATGAATATGTACTATTTTACACTCGCCTGTATTGTAGATAAAAGATGTGTTGGAGAATTGTTTGTAAAAGGACGTCGGACAGGGTACACAGAAGAAATTATTGACCATTTAGTAAATGATTCAACTTCTATGTGTAATGCTCTTATGGGTATCACATCAAAAACAGGAGGCGATGCCGAAGAAGCATTTTTAAAATATCAATATGTAATTAGAAATTTACCGTTCTATTTTATACCAGTTGTTCAGAATAAAATTGAAAATAAATCAGAAATGGTTTTTGGGAAGCCATCGGACGGTTCAAAAGCAAATAAAAAACTTAGAGAAACATCAACCGATGATTATTTGAATACAAAAGTCGATTGGATGGCTACTGCTACATTGGCTTATGACTCCAAAAAACTTATCAGATATTTGAATGATGAATCAGGAAAATGGGAAAGACCACATAATATAATTGACCATTGGAGTAACGTAAAACCAACTATGATTACCGGTGGCCGAATTGTTGGAAAGTGCTTTATGGGTTCTACGTTAAACCCACTTGACAAAGGTGGCCGAGAATTTATGCAAATGTATTACGGCTCCGATATTACCAAAAGAAACGAAAATGGAAGAACTACAACCGGATTATACTCATTTTTTTTACCGGCACACAAGAATATGGAAGACTACACCGACAAGTATGGTGTATGTCACGAAATAGTAGAACATGGACAAAGTTTCAAAAATACTTATGGAGAAACAAAAACAATCGGATCATTACAATTTTTAATGAACGAATTTGCTTCTGCTAAAAAAATGGGTTCCAAAGTTTACAATAACGCAAGAAGACTTGACCCGATTACAATTGACGATGCTTTTAGAGATGAATTAAAATCTCAATTGTTTGATGTTGAAAAAATAAATTGTCAAATAAAATACAATAAAAATCCTGAGATTCAAGCTCAATTAATGCGTGGGAACTTTTATTGGAAAGATGGATTGAAAGACACAACTGTTGTTTGGAGGCCGGAAGATAATGGACGATTTTTAATAAGTTGGTTGCCGACAGATGATGGATTTGGAAATAAATTTATTAGAAAAAATGTTTTTGGACAATTAACAAAATGTCCTGTAAATGAACATATAGGAGCATTAGCAACTGACCCTTATGATTCTGATGATGTTGTTGATTCAAAATTAACATTAACTGAAAACGGAATTGAACACAATAAAGGTTCAAAAGGCTCTATTCATGGATTGACTGGTAATAATTTAGGCAACGTTTCTAGTAATTTCTTTTTCTTAGAATACATTGCCCGTCCTAAAATTGCCGATATATTCTTTGAAGATGTATTAATGGCTTGCTTATTTTACTCAATGCCTATATTAGTTGAGAATAATAAAAAATTATTGCTTAGACATTTAAAAGTTAGAGGTTATAGAGGATTTGTAATAACGCGATTTGACAAAGACCAAAATAGACTTTCATTAGATGAGAAAAATTACGGTGGAATTCCAAATAACTCCGAAGATATTAAAAATTATCACTGGATTGCAATACAAGAGTGGGTTGATAAATATGTAGGAGAATACAAGTCAGATGAAGGAGAAACGCCAATTAGGGAAGAAGGAGTTGTTGGAAATATGTATTTCAACAGAACACTAGAAGACTGGCTTAAATTTGACCCTAACGACAGAACTAAGCGAGATGCTTCTATTAGTTCAGGTTTTGCAATTCTCGCCGTAAACCGTCACAAATACAAACCACAAGTAGAGAAAAAACCAATTAGCTTTAGTATAAAGACTTACTAATACAACAATTTTATTTTCAATGCAATAGATAATGAAAAAAAAATTATCTTTGTTGAAACATAATCCTACTTGGTAAGATGGAAGAAAGAAAAGAATACAAGTTGCAAGTAAATAAAAATGTAGCTTTCCCTCGCTCAACAGACCCTTTTTCAGAAAAGGAATCCGTCAATTGGGGCTACGCTATGTCACAAGCCATAGAATCTGAATGGTTTTACAGAGACGGAGCCGACAATTGCCGTTATTACACCCAAAAGGCTCAAATGTACGAAAGACGTATTTACGCAAAAGGACTTCAATCATTAGAAAAATTCTACGATAAAATAGGAACCAACGGTACTACAAAATTCTTAAACCTTACCAAAAAGCCGATTACTATTATTCCAAAACTTACTGACGTAATTGTAAATGGAATGACCGGCAGAGATTATCAAATTAAAGCAATTGCAGTTGATCCACTTTCATTAGACAATAAACTCGCTTTCAAAAAGAATTTGCAAACTGATATGTTAGCAAAAGACACTATCATTTCGGCAAAAGAAAATTTGGGTATTGATATTGGCACAGTTCCAATAGACGAAATTCCGGAAAGTGAAGAAGAACTAAACTTAAAAATCGATTTAGAATACAAGCAACCGATAGAAAAGGCTGAGGAATTAGCAATTTCGGCAGTATTCAAAGAAAATCGTTATAAACAAAAAGTAGAACGAAGAAAAATCATTGACCAAGTAGTTCTTGGAGTATCATGGGAAAAACACACATTCATTCCGGACCGTGGAATTGTAATTGATTGGGTTGACCCTGAATATAAAATTCAATCCTATACCGACGACCCATTCTTTTTAGACTGTAATTATCATGGCGAAATTAAAGCTATGGCAGTTTCAGATATTTTGGTAAATTATCAATGGGTAAATGAACATCAGGATTTAGTAGAACAAATTCAAAATGCCGGACAAAATTGGTGGACTTATCACAATAGACCGCAAGATGAAATTATAAAAGGTCATGCCGAACTTTTGTACTTTACCTATAAAACAACTCGTGAGAGAGCAAAAAAAATCAAAACCAAAGCAACAGGAGAAAAAGTATTATCTAAAGCAGATGAAAACTTTGACGAATCGAATGTGAAAAGTTTAGATTTCAAAAGAGTTTCGAAAGTTGAAGAAATTGAATTTGAAGGAGTTCGTGTTTTGGGAACTGATATTATGTTGAAATGGGAAGTTTCGAATAATATGGCACGTCCTGAATCAAATAAACAACGCGTGGTTTCTCAATACATCGGTTATGCTCCTAATAAAATGGGAGATTATTACGATTCTTTGGTAGCAAGAATGATGCCTATTGAAGATAAATTGAATATTATTGAACTTAAAACAGAACAAATCATTCAAAGAATAATGCCGGATGGATTCTCTATTGATCCAACAGCATTAGCAGAAATTGAATTGAGTGATGGTAAAATTTTAGGTACACAAGATTTATTAGATATGTTCTTTCAAACAGGTTCTACATTAGCATCAATGTATAATATGGGTGGAGATTACAATCAAGCTAACCAACCAATTCGCGAATTAGTGACCGGAAGAGGCGGACTTGTAAAACTTCAAGCATTAAGAGAAGAAAGAAACAATCTTATTGAAATGATGCGTGAAGTAATCGGACTAAACAAAGCAAGTGACGCATCTACTCCGGATAAAGATTCATTAGTAGGATTACAGAAACTTGCAGCGTTAAACTCCAATACAGCGACTCGTCATATTTTAGAAGCAGCAAACGATTGTACTGAAAGAATGGCGGAAGCTATTGTTTACAGAACTGCTGATTTATTAAGATACTCAGATTTACGCGATGATTTTGCTAGAAAAATCGGTTCGGAAGCCGTTATTCAATTGGATATAATCAAGGATTTACACAACCACGATTTCGCTATTTCATTAGAATTAATGCCGGATGATGAAGAAAAATTGAAATTGGAACAAGATTTATCGATTGAAGTACAAAATCAAGCGATTACTACTGAAGATAAAAACAGAATTTTGCGTATTGCAAATATTAGTCATGCTACTGATTACCTTTCAATCCTTAGAAAAAAGAGAGAGAAACTTTTATCACAAAGAAAAAAAGAGGAATTCGATTATCAAGCAGATGCAAATCAAAGAGCTGGTATTGCTGTTGAGCAAGAGAAACAAAAAACATTCTCTATGGAAGCTCAGTTAAAACAAGCAGTTCAACAAATGATTTCTCAAGGCGAAATTGAAAAAGAAAAAGCAAGAGGTGAACAAGATAGAATAACAATTG